AGACTCTACTAATTTCTTTTGCTCTTCAGTTTTCTGCTTTAATTTGTCTTTACCATTTTTCCCAAAAATAGTTCCATCAAAAGCACCAAACTCTCTTGCCAAATCAACACCAAGAGCTGCCCATCCAATAACTGGGATTGCACTTACAGCAGAAAGAATGCCACCAACAACATCACCTTCACTAAACCTATAAGCAGAAAGACCTATGTTGAGTGCAGTTCCCAGTAAGGGGATTGCCCTACCTCCAATGCCTGCTGCCTTTGCTGCAATGGATCCTCCTGCTCTGGTTGAAACTGATCCTGCCACTCCAGTAGCAGCAGATGCACCACCTCTTGATGCAAATCTATTTGCAACATTTTGGGCAGCTCCACCCAATTTTTCTGCAGTGGAAGGAGTTCCTGGAAGTGCTACAGGAAAAGCTGCTCTTGCTCCAGGAGTTTGCATAAAAGCACCTGCCTGAAATTGTCTAGCACCTAATCCAATATTGGATCTTATACCAGCAGTTCCAGTGGGACTACCAACTCTCCCCAATCTTGATGTAATCCCCCCAAAAACAGTTCTATTTCCTGTTGTTGGTGGAACAAATGCTCTTCCAGAAGCAGTCCCTTGATTAGAAGTTCCACCACCCCTCATCATACCAATCCCACCTTTAATGGCAGAAGGTCCAAATAATAATCCAGCAGCAACCAATCCTGGACCAATAGCATCAATCAAATTTCCATTTTTTAACTTTGTAAATGCATTCAATGCTGCTAATCCAGCCATCATTTTCAAAGGATCACCGACACCCCCTGCAGTAAATAAACTTCCTGTATATTTTTTAATGTCTGGGGGTTTAATTTTTACCTTTTTCTTTTCAGAAAACCTTTTATCATTTTGTTTTTGAATAGAATCTAATCTTTTTTTATACCTGTTAAGAACTACTAACTGAGTTTTCTTTTGATATGTTCCTTTCTCAAATACCTTTTTTAGTTTTGTTGAAGACTTTTTTATTTCAACAGAAGATTCTACAATAGTACTAAAATTACCAAGCTTAGTAATCTTAGGTATAAGGTTTGGTTCTATTTTAGGTTTGTTTAAAAGGATTTGAGGATTCATTTATCAAACAATTTGATAGGATATTTTTGAATGCATTGTAAAAATATTTTCAGAATATCCAGTTGAAATTACTGGTACAATATCATTACTTTCTGATGAAGTGGAAGTTGGTTGTGATGATTTTTTAGGGGGTGTTGGTATTGGTAGAAATGTTGGATTGGATGTTTGTGGTGGTATATTTGGTTCTGCCCTTCTTGGAACAGTAACTTGAGGTTGTTGTGGTGTTGATATAGAATTATATTGCTGCATCTTTCCTTTAAATAATTCATTAAACTCACTTCCATATTTTTGAAGTCCAGTAAATTGACTCTCTTCCAATCTTGCTTTTACTGCAGATGGATTCTTTTTTAACTCTTCAACTATTGCACTTTCATTTCCACCCAATACATTTATAATATGTCCTCTAGTAATTTTGTCCTGATTTTCTGGACTAAATTTATCTCTATCAGGATCTAAACCAACTGCTCTTGCTCTTTCTACCAAATATTGTGGTTTTTGTTGATATCTTCCTACAGGACCAGTTGCTTTCCTTGCAACTTCAGATATAGTCATATCAGTTGCTCCAGGCAATGTTGTGCTTGGATACATAGCTTCATAATTTCCTCCAGATTCTGGGGAAGAAATTAAATCCATAAGACTTTTCATTTCTGGTGCAGCATTTCCAGAAATTGGTACAGTGGTTCCAGGTGGAGTTGAAGATGGTGGTCTAGAATTAGATGGTTTTTGGATTGAAGTTTCTTTTTGTTTTGCTAAAAGAAAGTCCAGTGCCTTTTCAAATTTTTCATTCAGTGCTTGAAATTTTCTCAAATCATCTTGAGGAACTGAAAGTATATTTCCTGGTTCAACTAATGACTTTTGTTGTTGAGTCAACTCTTCCAATCTATTTTGATTTTGATCCTCTGCCCCACCTTTATTAAACAAACTACTTGCCAGACCAATCCCACCAGCAACAAGTCCAGCCTTTCCTGCAAATTTTCCAAACTTACTTAAAGAACTTCCACCAGATGCTGCTCCTGCTGCAGCAGATCCTGGAACTGCAGAACCTGCTTTACCAAATCCCAACAATCCTCTTCCAAAACTTTTAGCTATAGATAGACCAACAGCACCTCCAATTGCTGGAAGATATGTTATACCTATCCCAAGAAGTGGTCCTATGATTTTTGAAATGTCCCCACTCAAAAGAGCTTCAAGAAGATTGAACATTGCCAATCCTCTTATAGCACCACCAGTCCCACTGAAAAATGATCCTACATATTTCTTAATTCCACCAAGTAAATCTGTTTTCTTATCTCCTAATTCTTTCTTACCAAATATTCTTCCTCTATTTGCAATCCTTTTCCTATATTCATTTATTTCCTTTTGATTAGTTTCTTTAGAAGTTTTATAATCATCTGCTATAACTTGAAATATTTTTTCTAAATTATTTTTAGTCTGCTCAAGATTTAAAGTTATCTTACCTAAAGCTGATATATCTTTTTGTGATGTTGTTAACTGATCATCATCTGCAGATGCTATTGGTTTTAATTTATTTACTATTTGTTGAGGAATAGATCTTTTTAAAGATATTGATATATTCCTAATATTAGGTACACCAAAAGATCCAGATCTATTTCTACGACTAGTGCCTGAAATAAATCTGGATGCCCTATTCCTAAAGTAATCAAAATCTTCTGGTGTCATCTATTTGCCTTTTGTGCTTTTTCCTCTTCTTCTCTTATATGATTTTCAAGCAATGACAAATAAATTTCACGTTCCCAAGGAATCATATTTTCAACCTCAGTCAATGAGTATTTATGATACTGCATCAAGGCAAAATTAATTCTATAATAAGTTTCTAAGTCTTCATGACTTAGCATTATCCGAAAAAACTTGATAGACCTTCAAGAACAATTTCATTTTCAACTCCAGTTGTTGGATTTTTAACTACTAATGTGTGTGAAAGTTTTGGCATGGTGTTGAAAAATTCTTCAATGCCTTTAAATTGATTTGAATCAAATGTTTCTAACCATTCAATCATTTCTTTTTTAGTTACATCAGCAGCAGACCATGACTGCTCCTTTGTGTAAACCATATCAACACATGATGCAACAATGTCAAATGATTTATTGATAGTTTCTTTGCTTGTAACTTGATTTGAGAAATTAAAATTATTATCAATGAATTCTTGAAGAGAAGGATACTTCATTTTAACAGTAATTGAGTCATCAATTGCAACATTATCAGTATGTCCTTCAGGAATTACAACTTCAATTTCATCTATGTTGACAGAAACATCAACTTGAGTTTGATTATCATCTGGACAAGTTACAATTAGTTCTACTATTTCACCAACTGATTTTGCCCTGATATTTAGAAACAAATATTCAAGATCAAAACTTGGAAGGGTATCAACTTTAATTCCCCTTGTAAGAATGCATTCCTTAAGGGTAGTTTTAATAGCATTGGTTATTTCTTTTAAATCACCAGTCTCCATTGCAAGAATTAAAATTTTTTCTTCCTTGACTAAGAAAGGTCTGTACTTAACTGGTTTTTTTGTTGATGGTAGAATCAACTCATATGTTGGAGTTACAACTTTAGGTAAAGGCATTTTGAAATATTAAATTCAGTTATAGTTATTTATTTTGGTTCTACATACAGATTACCAATATTCTTTTGAACAAAAAATCTATCATAATTAAAAGTAACTGTAGTTCTCAATACATTTGATTGCTCATATGATAATGGAACTGATATTAAATTTGTTGGGTATGCATTAATCAATGTATATGTATATGTTTTGGGGTCATTTATACCACCCTCATATCCCCTCTTAGAAAGTCTTTGATCTGATGGTCTAAGATCTCTTTCAAATTTGACAATATTAATATCACATTCATAAACACTAGGATAATTAAACTTATAATAAGACTCTGGTGCTACACCACCGTCTTTGCTTAATGGAGAAATTAAATTCATCCACCCATCAAAAAATCTTAATACCTCATAATCATTTTTTATATAAAAACTTACATCAACAGGAGGATATATTCTTTTTGTTGGATATTGTTCAGTAACACCTTGCCTATCTCCAAACACACTTCCAAGTTCATATGATGACCCTGGAAGAACTGCTTCATATGCTAATAGAGATATTTCTTGAGTTTTATCAGTATTAAATTTAAGAGTATTGGCAATCTTTTGAGCTTTAATATCTACTGCAAAAACTGATGTTAATGATAACTTTAAAAGATCTTTAATTACAGATCCTGTGTAACTTGCAGTTTTCCACAGTCCATCATTTATATATGGATTATTATTGTCTACTGGAAATGATGCTGGCATCTAAATACTTTGAGATCCTATATTATATGTATGAGTTATAAAGGAATATATAAACCTTCATACCCACAAAAATATATTGGGGACCCAAAGAATATAATTTATAGGTCTCTGTGGGAAAGAAAGTTTATGGTATATTGTGACACAAATGAAAATATTTTAAAGTGGTCTTCTGAAGAAATATGGGTTCCTTATGTTTCCCCATTAGACAATAGAGTTCATAGATATTTTCCTGACTTTTTTATCAAATATAAAAACTCTTCTGGAATGATAAAGGAAAGTTTAATTGAAATTAAACCAAAGAGACAAGTGAATGGTCCTGACCTAAAGAAGAGAATGACTCAAAAACAAATGTATGAAGTCAAAGAGTATGCTAAAAATCAAGCTAAGTGGAAAGCTGCAAAAGAATTTTGTGAAGATAGAAGATGGGAATTTCAAGTATTAACGGAGGATAATCTTGGCATATAAAACTATCTTTGAACAGATACAAGAAAAAACTGGTGGAAGGAAACAATCAAGAGAATGGTATAGAACTCAATTGAAAAATTCTGCTCCCAAAAATATCGTCACAGATGAAAGATCTGATGAAGTTGGAGATGAACTTGATCGTGATTTCAATATGGTAACCTCATTTCCAAGATTGTATAATCTAATGTACTATGATTATAAAGCAAAGTGGAGAAGAGATCTTCCATACTATGACAAACATCCTTTAGTATTTGTTTTAGAAATAGATGGTAAATCTTTCTTTGGAGTAAATCTACACTACTATACACCAGAAGAACGTATGGGAATTGCTATGAGTTTAGCAGAAGATAGAATTCCAAAGTTTACTAAAGGTGCACATAAATACTTATTATCAGAGGTAAGAAGTCCTTATCTTATTTTGGCACAGAAAGAATGGCAAACTATGTCTCTACTTCCAGTAGAAGAATTTGTAAGGGACTTGGGTGGGGTAGAAATACCTATTCCTTCAACTAAAGTTTGGGGTAAATAAATGGCAGCAACTATACCACCAGGATATCAAAATTTAGGAAGATCTAAAGATGGTAATGGTGATGTTTGGGGTAAAAATATAAAGATAAAGGGGAAAGATTTTCAAGTAGTTGTAAATCCAACCACTCAACAAAAATGGTTGTATGAGAAAGATCTTTATGGTAATGGAAAACCCCTATTTACCATTACCACAGATAGTCCTGCTGGATTTGCTAGGGATCGTTATGCAAATGGAGAACTTGTTCCAGAACTTCAAGACAATTTTTCATATTTTGAAAGAAAGAGTGCTCTAGAAGCAGCTGGATTGAATGGAAATTTATTGAGAGATCAACTACAAAAAGAAACTCGTTGGGCAAACATTGAAAAGACTCAACCAGCACCTACACCTCCACCAGCACCAAAAAACCCAGAAAATGGTCCACAAGAAACTGGGGATGCTGGTGGTGGAACTCCACCAGCATCAAATTTTGACTCAAGTTTATTTAAAGATTTGACTGGAGAATTTGTAGATAAAAAAGAAAAGGAAAAATATAGTCTTTGGAAATTAAAATATCCAGTGGATATGAGTGATCTTCAAGATAGAATAATTATCACTCAAATACAATATGTTCCTGGACTTAATGTATCTGGAGAAACAAATACAGATTCTGTAATCAGTGGAGAGTCTAGATTTAATGAAAGCAGAAACTCAAAAGAAAAAATAATTGGGAATGTAACTCTCCCAATGCCAAATGATATTTCAGAAAGTAATTCTGTTGGGTGGGGGGAAGATAGTTTAGGAAACTTTGCAGCAAGTGTTATGCCTGGATTGATAGGTGGAGTTGCTGGAGTTACTGAAGGTGATCTATCAGCACTAACAACATCTGCAGAATCTGCAATAAAATCTGCAATGAATGGTAAAACAAGATTCAAGCAATATATGCAATCATCTATTGCTGCATCAATCCTCAAGAAGTTTAATATAAATGTAAATCCAGAAGCATACATAACAAGAGCAACTGGATCAGCAATCAATCCAAATATGGAATTGCTTTTCAGTGGACCAAAATTAAGGCAGTTTGGATTTTCATTTAAAATGACTCCAAGAAGCACAGATGAAGCAAAAGCAATAAGAGGTATTATTCAATTCTTTAAGAAGGGAATGGCACCAAGAAGGTCAACAAATCCAGAATTAAGTTTCTTCTTAGGAACACCAAATGTATTTCAAATTAATTTTAAGTCAGGAAATAATCAATTAAACAGTATAGGTAGAATTAAAACTTGTGCTTTGGTTTCATTTAATGCTAATTACACTGCTGATGGATTTTATGCTGCATACAAAGATGCTGCTGCTGGAGGTTCTCAACCAATTTCAATTACAATCCAAATGGGATTCAGTGAACTAACTCCAGTGTTCAGTGATGAATTTGATTTAGATGATGATAATGTGGTTATTGGACCAAGTGTATTTAATTCTGATTATGGAATCAAAGTTAATAGTGCTGAAGATAATTCTAATCAACCTGATCTAGGGCAAAACCCAACACAAGCCAGATTAAATGCTCAAAGGGAAGCAGCATTAAGACAAGCTGGATCTACAACACCAAATATTCCAGGTAATGCACTATGACTTATTTCAGAGAAGTATCAGACTTACTTTATCAGTCTCAACAACCAAATAGAAACTCTTCTTATGATTATGTGAGAGTCAAGAATCTTTTTCGTAGAGCAAAAATTCGTGAAGACTTCTTCCAAAATATTAATATATTTACAAAATATAAAATCATTGGTGAAGAAAGACCAGAACAAGTATCAGAAAAAATTTATGGAAGTCCTGAGTATGATTGGGTGATTCTTGTTTCCAATAATATAATTAATGTAAGGACTGAGTGGCCATTATCAGATGGTGAGTTTTCAGAATATATTTACAGAAAATATAGTCAAGATGAACTTGATAGTGTTCACCATTATGAAAGTACAGTAGTTTATGATTCAAGAGGTAAATTAATAATTCCTGCAGGTAAAATTGTTGATCAAAGTTTTTCAGTAACTTACTTTGATCAAAATTTAAATCAAACTATTACAAACACCCCAGTAAGATCTATCAGTACTTATGAGTATGAGATCAAACAGAATGATAAAAAAAGAAATATCTATGTTTTAAGGAATAGATATCTGCAAACTGCCCTTGATGATATGAGAACAATTATGTCTTATGGATTCTCATCCCAGTATGTTGATGATAACACTAAAAAAGGAGAGAACTTAAGAGTTCTCTCCCCCAGGTAATCATTCCTCAGCAAGTCTTTGGAAATAACTTAGAGTATCATCTTCATCCTCATCAGATGAAATAGACCTAGAAGAAGTCTTTGCAGTTACAAGTTCTTCTTCAACTGAACCACGATTATCATCTTCATCATCATAAGATTCATCTTGCTTCACAGGCTTCTTACCAAGAACTGCCTTGAGACGAGTATCAAGTTGCTCATAGGATTTGAATGAATCTGGTTTGACAAACTCCTCAAGGGAATATGCCTTTTTCCAAATTGCCTCAAGAACATCATCATCAAAGTCTCCCAGAGTTGATGGAGAATCAAACTCAGATTTATCATAGTTCCAATAACCATCCTTCTTAGTGATCTTCACTTTGAAGTTTGCACCTTGCCAGAAGTCAAAAGGATCAATAGGAGTTTCATCATCAAACTCAGGTTGCATTGCTGCAGAAATCTTATCAAAGATCTTCTTACCATACTTGAAGAGGAACACCTTACCCTCATTCTCTGGGTGTGCCTTATCACTCACAACATAGATGTTAGAGTAGTAAGAAAGTTTGCGTTTACGCTGACGAACAATTTCCTGATTTGATTTGCTGCCAGTATTCCACAACTCACGGTTTGCTTCACACACTGGGCAGGACTGGTTAATAGTAGTCAGACAATTATCGATCAACCAACCACCAGTACCTTGGAAAGCATGGGTGTATACCTTTGCCCAAGGGAGTTCTTCACCCTCAGGGGCAGGAAGAAAGCGAATAACAGCAAAACCATTACCTGCTTTATCAACTTCAGGTTTCCAGATACGTTCATCAGAACCACCACCTGAAGTGTTCATCTTCTCAACTTCATTCAGAAGTTTAGAAGTGAGTGAACCAAGAGAAGATTTTTTCTTAAGTTCAGAAAAGGACATTGGATTACCTCGGATTAATTGGATTTAATGGATTGAGTACCACCTATACATGGTACAGGGTCTGGGGTCATTTGTCAATCCCAGACTTGAGATTTGCTATTGTCATTTTCATGCTCTTGAAAATTGCATGGATATCTGAATTTCCAAATCCCAACAGTTTAGAAGATTCTTGAATTTGTTTTTTCATTTGAATTGCTTTAGGATCATCAGATAAACTAAGCCTAGTATAAAGCAGTTGCTGTTTTTCTAATAGGTTGGAAAGGATTTCCATGTGAGATGATTTCTCTTCATTTGACATAAATGGAAAACGAGAAATCTCCCTACCCATTTTAGATTGCATCTCATAAATATCATCTAATTCTTTTTGAACTATTTCTGAATCGAAGAATGACATTTTAGTTTCCTCAAACAATTTCCTTCAAAATTTTTTTATAATCTTTAACATCAATATTTAGAAATGGAGAATATTTTTTAATTTTTAAAGATACTACTTCCCACACTGGGTCTAAAAGTTTTCTATCAAAATTATTCCCAAACAGGAAAATTTTATCATAAATCACTAGTGTTTCTATACTAATTTTCCCGCTCAGGAATTTTTTTAGTAGAGGTGGATGTTGTCTTGAGGAATCAAATAACTGCATTAAAGTATACTCAGAAAACATTTCTTCTGATTGCTGCTTAAAAATATACTTTAAACTTTGTTGCCTCTTCTCCCACTCTTTATAATAAACTTCACCACCCCTAATGATATTTCCTATCCACAATACAGAGGGGTCATCTGCTTCTACAAAATTAGCAATAAAAAAGTTTTTAACTTGCTCATCACTCTTCTGACGAGCAAGTTTTTCATACCAATACTTATCTTTTCTTTTATTAAATGATTCTATTGATGCTCTAGTTTTACCTGCATATTTAATATAATCATAATTTGGTTTAGTAAAATGATTTTTCAGTGCCAGGTAAGTTTTATATGCATCAAAAGGCGTCATATCAAAAGTTTTGCTCTAGATGTACGTTTCAAAAAGTTTAAATTAATAGCATCACATTTAAGTTTTTCCTTTAAAGGTTTGCTAATAAGTTTACTGACAGAATCAACCTCTATATTATTTTGTTCACAATAATATACAATGGCATCAATATAATTCATGTCATCATTTATTTTGACAAGTTCTTCTATGATTTTAGAAAATTTTGATTGACACAAAAACTTTGATTCCAATAGAGACTCTAGTTTATTTTCCATATTCTTTTAATTTTGAGTTTATAAAATCCTTAATGTAAGATGACAATAGTTTAATGTACTTCATTTTATCATACTCTTCATAAACCACACAACTTCCATCTTCACATGCCATTAAGATTACTAATTTTTTAACTGAGATTCCAGTGAGTTCATAGAACATGCAAGCATATGCTGCTGCCTGAACAAAGTAATGCTCAATCCAATCTTTAGGCTTTTCTTTTTTTGAAG